TAACTAAAAAACTTATTCATCACTTGTAGATAGTAATTCTTTGTAATTCTGTAATATGTATTCTTTTTCTTCATCTGTAAAAGAATAGGCTTTAGCCATAAATTTCATTGCCATATCCTCGTTATGATCGGAAAGGGGATAATAGTCTGTGGCGAATTTGTAAGTAAGCCTATTCAATCGCTCATACTTAACTTTGACCTCCTTAACCCGTCCGCTTATCTCCGAGATAATGCCGGACGCTTCTTGTATCTTCTCGTCATATTCCTTTTGGTCTTTCGCCGCTTGTTCTTTCATAACCTTGTTCTGTACGGCAAAGTTGGAAATCTTTTCGTATAGTTCACTTGAATACACAAAGCTACAGTTAACCTCAAAGTCTGGCTTGATAGAGTAATTGTATTTATCTTTCTTGACGAGGTATTTGTAGTCGCTTCCGAGTTTGTTCCAATCGTATTCAACTTTGCGAAGGGTTTTCGCATTACGTAATGCTTCTGCTACCGCATTCGCTTCTTCCATATCTGTAAAAGCGTAGCCTTCAAAAAATGGGATCGTGAACGTTTTCAAATCGGCTGGTTCAATCTCAAACAATTCGGGAACCTCCGGCTTATCCATAATTTTGATACCTTCCTCCATCATGCGGAGTTTAATCAATTTCTGTACATCTTCCTCCGTTAACGCAAGAATCTCTTGCTCGGTCATTTCTGTAATTCCTTTCATACTTTTAGCATTTAAAATGTGTTCCCGTCCGCGTTCCGATGGATTGTTGGCCGTAGCTTTTTAGCGGTGACCGCTTCTTGCGAAGCACGGGTATATATATCATTTAAAGTATCTATTCAGTTAAGAATGTATTTATAAACGCCCTACGTTTACTTTGTCATAATATAAGTTGTTTTTGATAACTTAGTGATTCATGTGCTGCATCCTCTTATTGGCAGTCCGTATTCACACTCTTTTCACTAATCCGCTTTGGCTACTTTGTCGGTCTATTTCGCCCTTTAGATAAGCAGTAAACCTTGTTTAAAGTCTTTATTTGTTCAGACTATACAATATGTCAAAGAACGTTTTGTTAGTTCCCGGAAAGACGATCAAATCCGTCCGGGATTATTTTCTTTCCATGAATTTTCTCAAAGCTGATTTGGTAAAAATGAGACTCTTGCCATTTTTGGTGTGAGGAATATCATGTATTCGATTGTATAAGGTTTGCAACTTCCATCCGAGAAATACAGCAGCTTGTTTGGCATTCAAATACTCTTCGGTTTCAGCAGTCGCCATTTCAGTTACAGCCTTTCTCACATCATTGCGAATAAACTTGTGCAGTTCTTCTGCAATCATTTTGGCATCTGAACGGTTCATTTCTTTATCGCTTCGATGGTTATCTGATTTTTATCTTTGTCGATGGATATTGAATATCTTTCAACGTCTTCACGGGGATCAGTAAAAGCTAATTGATAGGCGTAGCTTCTTGCATTGACGCAATCCTTGTAAGAATCCAGCTGCATTACTTTGGAAGAACCAGCTTTAATGCTTAGAATATCTTTCTTTGTTACTTTCATATTATTTTCTATTTTATACTTAAATTTTCCACAAAAAATTTGCATAAAAGAAAGCTAACAACTACATTTGCCAATGAGATATGTAGTAAGTGGCTTTTGAAGTCGCCAGCTTTCTTGTTGTTCAAACTTACACTCTTTGTTTGTTTGACGTTGCAAATATACTTCATATTTTCAGAAGTACAATAAAATGCTTCATAAAATTTGTAGTATTCTATATGTTATAAAACATATTTTAATATAAATTGCTGGTTTATAAGATGTTATGCAGGTAGGGCTTGCGTAAAAAGAAAGCTTTCTGAAAAAAAAGTAATGTCGTTCTATTATTATTGTAATAATTGAAGAAGTAAAAGACGATCTCATTCGGTAAGGTGCTGGATTGCTGCATAGTTAGCCCTTAGACGGTTTCCCGTTTTTGCTATATGCAGCATAAGAAATGTCTCGTTCGTATAAGTACGCCGTTCTTAGCTGGCCGGGCATTAACAAGTTACCCGACTTCCCGGATTTTTCGCTTACTTGTAGCTGTGCAGGCATCCCGGTTTCGTTTGCCTCTCAATATCGCACGCCCTTCGCAGTATTGAGTTGTAAGAGTGTAACCCTCTGTCTCTCCGCTATGCGGCCTACCGCCAATTACACAATGTGGAGAAAAAGAAAATCCGCAAATAGGTAGCAGCTATTTACGGATTTCTATATATAAACTCCAAATAGGATGTTTAATCAATTTATGTGGTAATACTGCTACTATTACGAATGCAAATATACTACTTAATTTATGAAGTATGCAAGAAAGTGACGATAAAAAATTGAGTGACCTCTCAAAAAGGTTTTTGCAAGCAATTTCATATTGTGGTTTGAGTGGGTATAAATTGAAGAAAGACAATATTATATCCAGTGAATCAACCCTTACCAGTATAAAAAAAGGGATTCAGCTGCCAAGTAAAAAAACAATTGATGCTTTTTGTGAGAAATACGATGTGAGCAGAGCATGGTTATATACTGGAGAAGGTTTGTTTGCAAAGACTCCATCAGGACAAATAGAACCTTCGGAGAAGGATATTAGGGATGCTCTGAAAAATGCAAGAATGCAATCAGACTCTACGATTAGTAAAGTAGCTCCTTATCTTCAAGATATTCTTGTAAAAGTAAAATATGTTCCGATGGATGCTGCGGCTTCATTTGTCGAAAGCTTATATAATACAGCTTATGAAATTGATTCTTATGGTGTCATGCCGGAAGAAGGTGAAGTGCTTGATGATTCTTATATGGTCTTTCAAGTACGTGGTGACAGCATGGAGCCAACTATACCGGACGGAGCTAAAATTCTTGCTCGCAAAATAGAAGAAGGTTTGTGGGAAAGCGCGTCAGGAGTTGTGAGTATTGTATATGGGAAAACACTTTCAGTCAAACGGATATTAAAAAACAGTCTTTTCTTGGATAATGTGCTGACTTTAAAGGCTGATAACCCCAAGCATGGCCAGTTAGATGTCGAGAGAAGAGAAATAAGGGGGATGTGGCAAGCATTACGCATAATAAGTCAAAAGATTATTTGATATGGAAGAAAGGGCTATTGACAGATTACGAAAATTTGCAAGGTATGCACGTGATAAGGGAGTTGTCAAAGGTGAGAACTCGTTTGAGGCTTATTGTGAATTATCAAATAGATACATTTATAATTCCATAAGGAACGGGAAGGGGGCTATTGGAACTGATATAATAGCTCGTATTGTGGATAAGTTCCCGGAATTGAATGTGAAGTGGCTTTGTACTGGCAAAGGGAATATGATTGAGACGGATATTGATGCGAATGTCAATTATAAAGCGGCTTATGAGGGTGCAATGATGCAAATAGAAGCTTTGCATAAAATTATAGAAGAAAATAAGCGGAGATGATATAAATATGATACCATTAATATATTTTTAACAAGTATTTTATTGATTATCAATATGATAGTAAAATGTGTTAGTTCCGTACGCACCGCATTAGGAAATAAAAAATCCTCTGATTTACTGAAAATCAGAGGATTTTTTATTTTGAAGATAGCGAATAATCGCTATCTCTTTTTTCCATCATATCCCCATTTCACATAGATGGCTCCCCATGCAAATCCTGCTCCAAATGCAGTAAGAATTAGGTTATCTCCTTTTTTGAATTTATCTTCAAAATCCCAGAGGCAGAGTGGGAGAGTGCCGGCACTAGTGTTACCGTATCGTTCGATGTTGACCATGACCTTTTCGACAGGAACTTCCAAACGTTGTGTTACGGCGGTGATAATACGTTGATTAGCCTGATGAGGAATTACCCAGTCGATGTTTTCTTTGCTTAGATGGTTTCTTGCAATGATAGATTCACAGGCATCAGCCATGTTGGATACTGCATATTTGAATACAGTACGTCCTTCCTGATAGATATAATGCATTTGATTATCCAATGTATAATAAGAAGGAGTACATATAGAGCCACCCGCTTTAATGTGCAAAAAAGGCAATCCTTTACCATCTGTTCTTAACACAGCATCCATAATGCCAAAATCTTCAGTAGTAGGTTCAAGCATGACAGCTGCTCCGCCATCACCGAAAATCGGACAAGTTGCCCGGTCGGCATAATTTATTATTGACGACATCTTTTCAGCGCCTACAACTACCACTTTCTTGTAATTTCCAGAACGGATAAAATTGGCTCCAGTCTCCAGTGCATATAAAAAACCGCTGCAAACAGCTTGCATGTCAAAAGCAAAAGCTCTTTTCAGTCCCAGTCTTTCACATAAAATAGAAGCCGTGGAAGGAAAGCGGTAGTCAGGGGTTGTTGTAGCTACAATTATCAGATCAATATCATCCGGATTTGTTCGGGTGCGTTTTATTAACTGTTTGACAGCTTTACGAGCTATGTAAGAAGTTCCCAGTCCTTCCTCTTTCAAAATACGTCTTTCCTTAATACCAATACGCCCCATAATCCATTCGTCGGTAGTATCTACCATTTTGGAAATCTCATCATTGGTCAAGATGTAATCGGGTACATATCCTCCGACTCCTGTAATTACTGCGTTTATTTTTTCCATTCGTTTTATCTAGTTTTGGTAAATTGAATAAGGAGGTTCATTCGAAAATCAAAAATGCGGGCGCAAATATATGGAAAAGAGACCGAATTCCAATAGTAGTTTGTGAAACTGTAGCCTTTTTAATTAATAAAAAGGAATATTTGACCAAATTTTGTCTAAATTTTTAGCAGGCAATTTTTGTTTAAATGAATGAGTTGTTGTAAATAATTGATTCATAGGTAATTGTGAATGTTGCTCCGGTATTGCTAACTACGAAGTTTGTCAAACAACTCGTCATTGTATAAAGATGACTTATTGGTTAGAGACTATTTAAATTTTATGCAAATCATATTTTCGCTTCCTTTCTTGTCTTGCAGGTTCAAGATTTTCTTGATGACTTGCAAATGTGTGTTCTTCTAAATCCATACTGCCATCGGTAATGTATGGTAATAGTCAGTTATTCATCAAGAAAAATATTGTATATGTGAAAATATACACAGCGATATGATAACCGGCAGAAGCTGCAGTACGTACCAGATGCAGTGTAAATGCTGTTTTACCTACCGCAGGACGGGCGGCAATAACGATCTCCTCACCGGGTTGCCAGCCGCATGTCACCCGGTCAAGGTCGGCAAATCCAGTAGTCAGTCCTGTAGCACTGTTCTTGTTGCTGGCCATGCGGGCCTCTATCAACTTATAGTGTCCTCTATGAGTTGTGACGTGGAACAGAGATGTTCGGCAGTACCACATTCATTTTCCAATCGGTCGAGGAGGGTATGGGCATTTGCCAGCGTATCGTCTGTATCAGTTATCCTGATAGTTGGGAAAATAAGCCACTGCCATCTCGGATAGTACGTGGCAACCGTGAAGCAGCCAGTCAAAAGATTGATTATCCATTGTTTAAAATATTTTAGTACGCCGCAAAATTATGACTCGTTTCATTGGATGAAAAAAACGTTTTTCTGATGCTGGTAATTTAAATGTAAAATAAGTATGAATATTTTTAAATAAAAATCTAATTATTTAAACAATCTTTTCTATATTTGCATTCGAAATTAGATTTTATATGGCAGTTTTGTCGATTAATAATCAGTAATATCAAACCATTTATATATAACTAAATTTTATAATGTTGAAAGGAATAGAAATAATAAAAGATCGTTTACAACGAAAGCGAAAACAGTACATCCATCAGGGAGAGAAAATAGAACAAATGAAGTGTACAATGCAAAACACCGGTGAGGAAATTGAGCAACTGGAATATGTGCTTAATGAGATGGAGCATATAGCGGATGTAAATCGTGCTCCACGAGTGATTCCAAATGCTAGGGTGGAGGAGGTGTTTGCATATCTCTGCCGGGTGTTTGAGTTTTTGCAGCACCGTTTAAAGCTGCATTTCAAATATAAATTGGCATGCGAAGTCATCTTTGCCTACTATCAGTTTAAAAGTCGGTTGCATACTCCTGGACGGGAATATTTAAGCTTTGCAACTATACTGACTTACTTTAAACGTGAAAGAGGAATGGCGTATGGGTGATTTCAAAAATATCGAAATATAGAGATAATAGTGTGAAAAACAAATGTTTTAGGAACAGAAATGACGAATTTGATATTTTTTCCTTATTTTTGTGTGTCCATTTTTGAATGA